CGCTGCAAGTCATCACGCCGCCGACGTCCGAGCCGATCACGGTGGACGAAGCGAAGGCGCATCTGCGCGTCGACCATAATCTCGACGACGCGCTGATAACGGCGATGATCTCGGCCTGCCGCGACTTCGCCGAGGCTAAGACGCGGCGGTCATTCCTGCCGCAGACGCTAGAGCTCACGCTCGATTCGTTTCCCGGCCCGTCGTTGATGGGAGTCCCATACGGCAAGGCCTACTCGATCCCCGGACACGCGATCATCCTCGAGCGCCCGCCGATCGCCTCGATCACGTCGATCAAGTATCTCGACACCGGCGGCACGCTTCAGACCATGCCGACGACGGATTACGTCGATCTGACGGCCGGCGGTACGCAGCGCATCGATGATCTCTGCCGCATAACGCCAGTCTTCGGGAAGATCTGGCCGATCAATCTGTGGCAGATCGGCTCCGTGAAGGTTCGCTACGTCGCCGGCTGGCCGGACGTCGCCACGATCCCGCCGGCGCTCAAGGCCTGGATGAAACTGCGCCTCGGCGCGCTCTATGAAAACCGCGAAGAAGTCGCGGTCGGAACCCGGATCGTCGTCGCCGAGCTTCCGTTCGTCGACGGGATCCTCGATCAATTCACGGTCGAGGTTTTCTGATGCAAGGCGGGCAGCTTCGCAGTCAGATCACGATTCAGCAACGCTCGCAGGCTCAGGACGATTTCGGCGGGCTCGGTCAGACTTGGGTCGATTTCATCAAGACGCGATGCTTCGCGGTCCCGACCGGCGCGCAAGAGCGCGAAGTCGGCGGCGCGATCCGCGCTCTTCAGCGGTACACGTTCACGATCCGCTATCAGCCCGGCATCACGGCGGCGCACCGGATCCTGTTCGAAGGCCGGATCTTCGACATCATCGGCCTGAACGACGTCGAGAGCCGTCACCGGCAGATCGACATCAACGCGGTCGAAGGATGGACGGCCGGCTAATGGCCGAGATCGCCAAAGTCGAAGGCCTCCGGGAACTGGCGCAGGCGCTTCGCTCGCTGCCGGTGCGCGTCGCGTCGAAGCAATTGGCGAAGCCGGTCGCGCAGGCCGGAGCGATGATCCGCGATGCGGCGCGCATCATGGCGCCTTACTACACTGGCGCGGTTTCGAAGGGACATCCGCCGCCCGGTACGCTGAAGAAAGCGATCATCCTGAAGAAAAAGCCTTCCGGCTCGCCGTTCATCGCCGATTACATCGTGACCGTGAAGCACGGGAAGCGATATCAGGACGTCGGCAAACAGCACCAAAACCTAGACGCTTTCTATTGGACGTTCGTCGAGTTCGGCTCGATCCACAATCCCAAGACGCCGTTTCTGCGGCCAGCCTTCGAGGCGCTGAAGAACGACGCATTGCGCGTGATCGTCGACGGGCTCAGGCTCGGCGTCGAGACCGAGGCGCAGGGCGTGACGTGGTTCGGCGGTAGCCGATGACCGGCGGGGAGTTCCCGGCGGCGATCCTGGCGGCGCTCGCGACCACGCCGGTCGGTTCGAACGTCTTCCCGATGGTCGGACCAGATCAGCAAGATGCGCCGTTCGTCGTCTATTCCGGCGTCGGCTCGGCCCCGGAAAACACGCTGGCGAACGGTCTTCCGATCGAGAACGAGCGGATTCAAATCGACGTATGGTCGCGAAGTTACGCCGAAGCGCGTACCCTCGGCGCGACGGTTAGGGCGGCGATCCTCGCTATCCCGGCGCCGATCTCGGTTTTCCTGATTAGCGAATTCGAGTCGTTCGATCCGAACGTGAAGATGTTCCGCCGCGTTCAAGATTATTCGTTCTTTCTACCAAGGTAAGGAGCTTCGAACATGACCTCTTCGGCAATCTCGAGCGCGCTTTCGACGCTCTCGATCTCGAGCACGGCCGGCGGCGCGAAGAACATCACCGCCGCGGCGATCGGCAACCCGGTAATTCTGACGTCCGCCGCGCACGGACTCGCGAACGGCGACGTCGTCGCGGTCGCCGGCATCGTCGGCACGCTGTCGGCGCTGAACGGCACGACGCAGGTAGTCCGCCGCGTCACGACGAATACGTTCTCATTCGACTATGACGCGACGGGCCTCGCGTACACGTCTGGCGGCACGGTCACGCCGAACACCTGGACGCCGATCGCGAACATTCACACGTTCAGCGGCTTCGACGGCTCGGCGCAGAATCTCGACGTGACGAACCTTCAGAGCGTCGCGAAGGAATACCTGATCGGCGTGAAAGATCTCGGCAACTTCACGCTCGAACTCGATCTCGATCCGGCGGATCCCGGTCAGCTTGCGCTGCTCGCCGCACAGTCGTCGCAGGCGAAAAAGCAATTCAAGCTCACGCTGCCCAGCGCGAATACGGCAACGTTTTTCGGCTTCGCGAAGAAAGTCGGATCCGCTGGCGCGGTCGATCAGCCGTTGAAGCGCGCCGTCGAGATCCTGATTTCCGGCGACGTCACCTGGACCTGATCCGGGGATAGCGCCGGCGGCTTGGGTTAGTCCTCCACAGGGGAAGTCAAAAAATGCGATTGCTCACGAAACAGGAAATCATGAACGCGCGGGACATTCTCACGGAGGATGTCCCGACGCCGGAATGGGCGCCGGAGGGTACGCCGCCGGAAGAGGCGGCAACGTGCGGCGTCCGGGTCCGTGGTATGACCGGGCGCGAGCGCGACGCTTTCGAGGCCTCGCTCGTCGTCGGCGAGGGAAAGAAGTCGAAGCGCGATCTTTCGAACCTTCGCGCGCGGCTCGTCGGCGTCTGCCTGGTCGACGACGGCGGCCGGCGCGTCTTCACCGATACCGAGATTCAGTTTCTCGGCGCGAAGAGTGCGGCCGCGCTCGATCGCGTCTTCTCGGTCGCGCAGCGACTCAGCGGCCTGTCGGCGGCGGACGTGGAGGATCTCGAAAAAAAATCCGCGCCCGCCCCGAACGAGTCCTCGCCTTCGATCTCTGCCTAGCTCTCGGGATCCCGCATCCCGACCGCTTGCTCGATCGACTGACGGCCCGGCAGTTCGCGGAATGGATCGCCTATCTTCGGATCCGCGGACTGCCGGAAGATCGGAACGACTTTCGGGCCGGGCAGATTTGCGCGACGTTTGCGAATGCTTTCAAGTCGAAGGATTCCCGCTGGCTTTTGCCGACGGATTTCATCGCGCAACGCGACCTGACGCCGGAGGATGACGGGAGCGAGGAGCCGGCCGAGCCGGTTCAGGTAGACTTGCAGGCAATGGCCGAGCCGTTCCGGAAACTGCTCCGCAAGACCGAGGATTGACATGGCGACCCTTGGCTCTCTCGTCGTTACCCTCGAAGCCAACATCGCGAAGTTCCAAAGCGATCTCGGGAAGGCCGTCACCGTCGCCGAATCGGCGATGAACAAGATTTCGAACGTCGTCGGCGTGGCCGGCGGCGCGATCGCCGGGCTCGGCGCGGCGCTGACGGCTGTCAAGATTGCCGACTTCGCGAAAGACGTCATCGAATCGACCGCATCGCTTCAGGACATGGCGGCCCGCACCGGCGCCTCCGTCGAGGCGCTCTCGGCGATGAAAGGGATAGCCGAGAAAAGCGGCACATCGCTCGAGACTGTCTCGGCGTCGTTCGCGAAGCTCGAGAAGACGGCCGCGGCCGCAGTCGGCGGCAACGTTCAGGCGCAGCGTGCCTTTGACGCTATCGGGATGTCCGCGGCGGACCTGGCGAAAGGCCTGAAGGATCCCGACGCGATGTTTCTCGAAGTCGCGAAGCGCCTCGAGGAGTTCCGCGACGACGGCAATAAGACCGCGGTTCTACTGGCGCTCATGGGACGCGGCGCGTCCGAGAATGCGGCATTCTTTCATCAGCTTGCGGACGAAGGCTATGCGAACGCGACCGCGAGCGCCGAACAGGCCGCGCGCGCGCACGAACTGACCGACAAGCTTCACGATCTCGACGAATCGGTTCTAAAACTGACGCGCGACCTATTGCTCGATCAGGGTTTCCCGTTGCTTCAGACGGTGAAAGTCGGGATCGTGACCCTGATCTATGATTTCGACGTCGCCTACACGACGATTACCTACGGCTGGAAAATCATGCTCGCGGAGCTCGGCGCCGGATGGGGCCGCTTCGCTACGTCGGTCGGAAACACGATGCAGATTCTCGGCCGGGCGACCGGGCCGCTCGCGCCGATCTTCCGGCAAGTCGGAAGCGCGCTGTCGGCCGCGAATTGGGGAAAGAACGATCCCGCGGCGCTGAAGGCCGAACGCGATGCGAAGCTCGCCGCCTCGAATGCGGCCATGCAGGCGGCGGTAGAGGATTACGCGGCGTCGCAGACTCCCGGCGTGCAATTGGCGAATCACAAGCGAAGCGCGCCGACGATTACGCAGGCCGACCGCACCGGCGAACTGAAAAAGTCGCTCGAATCCCGGCTGAAAGTGATTCAGGACGCAATCAAGGCCGAGGATGCCGCCGAGAAGCTCGCGAACACGATGCTTGACGCGGATTACGCGAACGGGCTCGTTAGCCTGGCGGACTACTCGGATCAGAAATCGAAGATCCTCGAAGACGGGTTCACGCTGCGGCAATCCCTCTACGATTCCGAGATCGCCGCGATTCAGGCGCAATTGCCGGCGCTCGCTGCGGCCGGCAAGGCCGAAGAGGGTCTCGCGCTCATCCGTGCCGCGGCCGATGCGAAAGTCGCCGATCAGAACAAGCACGAACAGGACCGCGAGACACTGCTAAAGGATCTTCAGGCGGCGTCGGAGAAATACGCGAAGTCGCTCGAGAATCTCGACAAGGCCTATGCGACGGTGAACGGTGATACCGTCACGCTGGCCGCGCTTCAGTATCAAGAGCAATACGGCATGCTGCAACTGACGGCGGCCGCGAACGGCAATACCGACGCGCTGATGAAGCTCGACGCGATTCAACAGGACATGGCCCTGCGCGCGGCGAAAGACCCGCTCTCGGGGATGAAAGTCGCGATCATCGATTATTCGAAAAGCATTCAGGACGTCGCGAAGGCGACGCAACAGATCACGACGAACCTTTTCAAAGGAATGGAAGACGCGCTCGTTCAGTTCGCGATGACCGGAAAACTCAGCTTCAAACAGATGATCGATTCATTCATCGCCGACCTGATCCGGCTCGAGATCCAGAAGAACATCGAACAGCCGATCTTGAATTTCGTCGGCAGCCTGTTCGGTTCCTCCGGAAGCTTTGGCACCGCGAGCACGGGATCGACGATCGGCGCCGGAAGCGTGATGGATTGGGCGCCTGGCGAAGCGAGCGGCGGCCCCGTCGTCGCCGGCATGACCTACAAGATCGGCGAGTTCGGTCCGGAAACGTTCACGCCGAAGACGGACGGCGTCATCACGCCGAACGGCGCCAGCGGCGGCGGCGTCGTGTATGCGCCGGTCATCAACGTAGATGCGCGCGCGGATCGGGTTCAGGTTCAGCGCGACATGGCGCAGATCGTTCAGCAAGGAAACTCGCAATTGCTTTCGATGCTGCTCCGCTATAACCCGTATCTAAGGACGTGACGCCGTGACCGACTTCGTCCTGCCGCCGCCGGTCCCGAATACGTGCGAGTGGACCTTGCACGATTACACCGGCGTTTCGACCTCCGTCGTTTCGGGAGCGATGCGGACCGTCTCGCGCGGCCAGCGATGGGGCGTCCGCCTGACCTGGCATGACGTCGCCGGCGCGAGTCGCGCGGCGCTCGAGGCCTTCGTCGCGGCGATGCGCGGCAAGTCTAACCGCGTCTGGATCTCCGATCCGGCTTACGTTCAGCGCGGCTCATTTCCGAGTTCCGAGCTTCTCGCGAATTCCGCGTTTGCGTCGACCGCGAATTGGTCCGGCGGCGTTTCTTACACCCTGACCGCGTCGGGGAACGTCCTCCGTGGCACGCGCGCGCAGAGCACGGGCGCGAATTCCTATATCGCCTATCCGGATAACATCCCGACGACTTTTGCGGCGCCTGGGATCCCCTATATGTGCCGCTACCTGACGAAGCCGGGGCCGGTGACGCCGCCCGGCGGACTCAGCATCTACGATCGCGTGCTAGGGTCGCGCGTGATCGCGACCGGATTGACGTCCTCGCTCGGTCAGCAACCGATCGGCATGGGCCTCGGCGCGTGGGTGCCGCCGCCGGCATCGGCCAACATTCAGCCGGCGCTTTTGGACGATACGACGAATCAGGGCGGCATCGCGCCGGGGAACTATCTCGAAATCCCGTATGCAACGGTCCGGCGCTGCGCGCTGATCGATGCGGGCGCGAATGTCCTGACCTACTCCGACGACATTTCCAATGCCGTTTGGACGAAATCGCAGACGACGGTAGTCACGAACCAATTTACTGCGCCGGACGGGACCGTCACCGGCGACGACATCTTCGAGACCGCCGTCACGAATTCGCATTCGGTTTACCAGCAAGTCACGAAGCCGGCAGTCGCGCAGGATTGGTGCATTGCCGGCGCGCTTATTAAGGGCGGCGGCGCGAACGCTCGCAATTTCGCTTACCTGTATCTGACCGATCTCGGAACGAACGCCGCGACGATCAGCTTTAACCTGACGACCGGAGCGATCGTAGCGTCTGCGAGCCCGTCAGGGACCATTACCGCGGCGCGCGGCGGCTCATTCAATCTCGGTAATGGTTGGTTCTATTGTTGGCTCATCGCGAATATTCCGGCGTCGATCACGACGTTCTATTCACGAGTTCTCTTGAGCACGGACGGCACAGCGGTCAGTTACGCCGGGCTGACGAACGCCGATATCGGCGTCTGGCGCGTGACGACCGCGCAGTCAAGTGTCCCGGTAAAGCTCACCGGCACCGTCGCCTCTGCGGTTCCGAACGGCACGACGCCGACGGGAACGGGTGTCTATGTCAAGGGTCTTCCGCTATCGACTAGCGGTTTGCTGCTCGCCGGTGATCAGTTCGACGTCGCCGGCGAGTTCAAGCGGGCGACGGCTGATCTCAATAGCGACGGCGCCGGCTGCGGGTTCCTGCAATTCGAGCCGGCGCTGCGCTCCGCGGGATTCATCGATAATTCCCCGATCATCCTCGGCGAGCCGATGGGTCGCTTCATCATGATGACCGAGGCAACGCAGCCGCGCCGTCCTGGCGGCTTCGCCGACTTCGATCTCGAGTTCATCGAGGCCGCATGAGCCGGATCGTAAACGCCGGCAACGCAACCGCTCTCGCGGGCTCGGCGCTCGTCGCTTGCGTAATGGTGAAACTCGATTTCGCCAGCGGCATGATCTACCTGAACGACGGGATTTCCGAAGTCCTGTATGGCGGAAACGTCTATTCCCCGGTCGGCATCTATGGCGGCATCGATTCCGTCGACGAGACTCTCGACGCGACCGCCCGGCCTGTGCGGCTGATGCTATCCGGCGTCGACGCGAGCATCGTCGCGACCGCTCAAAATGAGATCTACAAAAACCGCTCCGCGACGATCTATCTGGCCGCAATGGACCCGATCGCCGGAACACTCGTCGAAGTTCCCGAAACGGTTTGGGAAGGCCGGATGAATAAAATGACGATCACGAAGGACGCCGGGCTAGGCTCGCTCGCGCTGACGTGCGAATCGCGGATGCGCCGCGAGCCGCGCATCGCCCGTTACACGGATTCGGATCAACAGCAACAGCACGCCGGCGACATTTTCCTGTCGTTTCAGGAGCAATTGATCGGCTTCGTCGCGCAGTGGGGGAATCAAAATATGCTCTACGGCGGCCCGAATTACGGGAACTTCGCGCCGAATTCGCCGAACTGGCTCAAGCAATTTCATTTCTAATGCGCGCCTGGAACTGGCTCGAGCGGCTGAACGCGACGATCGAAGCGGCCTCTAATGAGGCTTTCGATTACGGCTCCGCGAACTGCGCGCTATTCGCGGCGGATTGCGTCGACGCCGTGCTCGAGGATTCGCACCGCGGCGACGAGCTCCGAGCGATGTTCTCGACCGCGCGCGAAGCCGTCAAGGTTCTGCGCGACGTCGGCGGTATCGAGGCGGC